GAGCATGATCGGCACGTTGGCGCAGTTGCCATAGGCCGTGATCGCGCTGTCGAGGATCGAGGCGGCTTCGGGCGTGATGTCCGACTTATCCCAGTCGAAGAACACGATGTAGGGCCCCTTGTTGCATTCCACGACCGGCGGCGGAGGCGGCGGCGGGGGAGGCGGCGGCGGCGGCGGGGGCGGGGGCGGCGGGGGCGGCGGCGGAGCCGGCGGTTCGCCGAAGTTGTAGCCCAGCGTCAGCATAAGCGAGTGCGAACGCATATCGGTCGAGATCGAGTCCCCGGCGACGGTAACCAGATCGATGTTGTTCTGGTTGTAGAAGCGATACTTCAGACCGACGTCGACACGGTCGCTGACCGGCATGCGCAGACCGGCGAGCGCCTGCCAGGCGAAACCGGTGTCCGCGTCATTCAGGTAGCTGAACGAGGCAGTGTGCACGTCGACCTTGGCGCGGCCCACGCCGACACCGCCACCGACGAAGCCCTGCAGGCCGTCGTCATCACCGAAATCCAGCAGGCCGTTGAGCATGAAGCTCAGGGCGCTGACGTTCCCAAGCGGGGTAAGCGCAACGGGAGCCACGGCAGCGGTCTGGATGTCGGTGAACTCCGGATAGGTCGAATTCACGCCGGCCCGACGATAGCTGGCTTCCGCTTCGAGGCGGAACATGCCGAAGTCGTACCCAACGATGCCGCCGAAGTCATAGCCCGCCTTGGTGCCGAGCGTGCCGAAGCCATCGCTGACGAGGTTGTCCATATCCTCAACCATCGTGACACCGCCATCGGCTTCGATGTACCACGAGTCATCACGAGCCAAGGCCGGCGTCGCAATGGCCGTGGAGGCAAGCGCCATCCCAATGACCAGTTTACGCATTACAGATTTCCCCTTTTCGTAGGATTGATCCACCGAGTGGCGTTTCGTCTACCTGCAACGGTTTGACGAGGCAAGCTTTCAAAGTGTTCTAGTGTTGCTATTTTGTCGCGATTTCGCGCTTCAGGCTTATGAAACGACAAGGGATTGCATCCATCTGTCCGCCGGGAGAACTGGCTCGTGCTCCAGACAAGCTTTCATGTGGACGAAAAAATACCAGCCTCGGTCAATGCTGCCGTCAATGCGACAATGGCGGCGCGCGCCTCTGCGTCCACTGTCGCTCCTCCTTCCGCCATTGCGGGCCTGTCCGGTGCCTGCCAGCCGACGTTGCGAAAGAGCATCTGTCCCGTCGCACGATTGAAGATGCGCATCCCGTCGCGCGGTTCAGCCATCAGCCATTGGCCGGCCTGACGCGCTGCAATCTTGCCGTCGTGCCCGGCCCATTCGCCCGAAGCCCCACCTCCGACCAACCATGCCTTGCCATCTTCGGGATCTGCCGGTGGCGTCGCGATTTCGCCTTCAATGGCGCAGCCGAGCAGGGCGTCGAGACGCAACAGCGCTTCATTCACGAACACCTCCTTTTGAGCCTGGCCCGCAAACAAGAGGGGCAAGTCGAGGCGGGCGGTACGACTGTCAAAGAGGGAGGCTGTCATCGAAATGCTCCTGCGAAAATCATGGGAGGGGAAGGGGCAGCGGATCGGATACAGCCAGATCGCCGTTCTGACGAACGCTGGGCAGCGCATCGGGATGGGCCGCTATCAGAGCATTCACCTGGCCAGCGGGAAGTGTGAGGCTACTGCTTGCCGTTTCCCAACGGGCGATGGGCGCCGCCGCCGTGCCGAAAACCACGGTGTAGCTTTCCTTTTGCTCGTTGAGCGGTGTTTCGACTCCATCAAGCCACTGCCAGCCGCCACGGGCGCGCCGAACCCAGGTCCAGCGGATTTCTTCGCCGGGCAGGATCGTGCAGGCCCCATGAACTGGCGAGGGCGGCCGCTGGCCGATACCCCGCAAGGTGATCGAGGTCTCGACCGGATCGGAATCGCCCAGACCGAGCGCGGCGATTGTCGTGCCGGGGACGGAGCCGATCTTGGCGGGATCGAGCGCGGTGCCTGTACCGTCCAGCAGGACGAACGGTTCATTCGCCAGGTGCGTGCCGATGGCATGTTCGGTGCCGGCACATCCGCGCAGCAAACCGGAAAGGCGCCAGCGGCCATTGCCAAGCGGCTCGGCAAAGGCGAACTGGATGATTTCCGATCCGAGCAGCGCGCGGTTCGCGCCCAGGGCAAGCTGGCGCAAGGTCGCCGGCGCGAAAGAGAATTCTTCGCTGACCAATACGACAATTACACTGTTTGTCCGATCGAACGCCAAGGGGGTCGCTGCGGACAGGACCGATGTTGCCGATCCCAGAACCGCCCGTGTCCGGCCACTGGCGCCAAGCGGGATCAGATCGCCATCGCCGCGGTCGGCGAACAGCGCCGCGCCGTTCCAGGCGGCGCTGGACGATGAGGTCGTCGCCATGATTAGCGGCACCGCAGTATTCGGGTTTCCGTCCCAAGGCAGTTCGAAGGCGGCAAGAGCGGTGGCGCCGATCGGCTGATCCGGCTGTGGCGTTGGGCGTCCTGGATCCGCCGGAGCCGGAGTTTCGCCAAGCCGAGACAGGCGGACAAGTGTCAGATCGATGCCATGCTCGCGCCACTCCCAGTCAAGCACGCGCCACAGGCCGGGATGATCCGGCAGGATGACTGTTGTACCGGGACGCACGTTGGGGTCGAGTTGGGTGATCCGCCACGATGTGGTTTGCCGGGCCCACTGCGCACGCCGCGAAGCCCGTTCCACCAATTGGCGCGCGCTGCTCGCGGACAGGGTGGCGGGCAGCTCGATCGTGCGGGGTTGACCGGGCTTGGGCCGCCCCGGAGCGCGCTGGGCGCCTGGCTGGTAATCGCGATCGATGTCGTAATAGCGCAGGACTGCGACGGGTTGTTCGGTCTCTGGAAGACGCTTGCGCGCAAATCCGGCCTTGCCGCCGAAATCGTCGCCCGTCGATGAAGTGGCGGCCTGCGGGAGCATGATTGGCGCGCTCTGTTCGCGCTCGGGGCGAAAGGTGATGAGGGGGCCGCAGGCATCGCAGTCGAGCGGATAGAACGGGCTGATCGCGGCGAGCAGGTCGTTGATCGGTCCATCGCCGGAAATTCCTTCCAGACCGCAGAGGGCGACATCGGCGGAAACGTCGTCGATCGTTCCGTCGAGGAAATGACTCACTGTCAGTTCGCCAGCGTCGGCAATCACTTCGAACGTCAACGCCGGGATGCGGTTGCCGAAGTCGCCCAGCTGAAGGTTCTCGAACACTCCATAGGCCAGTCCGGTATAGGCCGGGCAGCGGCTGACCCCTTCTGCGGCGGCCAGCAGGGGGTCGGGGCTTTGTGCGCCGTCACCCCGGTAAAGGCGAAAGACCCCGCTGGTCTTGAGGTCGCCCGCAGCTCCGCGCAGCAGCTTGCCGTCCGCCCAGATCCGGCGCACATCAAGGATCGGGCGGCTTGACAGGGCTACGGCGAAAGAGGCCGAATAGCTGTATGAGATTGTGGATGGTTGGCCTTTGCCGTTGCCATGACTGTCCCTGTGCTCAACCAGGTCGGTCGCCCAGATGATCTGGCCAGCCGTGCGCATCCGTCCGAAATGGCGGGCGATCGGCATTCCGTAGCTCGACGTCGTGACCGACAGTTCGTTGAGGCGCGGTCCTTCGCGGGCGCCGTTGCCCAGCAGCATCGTATCGATCTGGCGCCCGGCCAAGGCGCCAATCGCGCCGCCGATCGGGCCGCCGATCAGCGTGCCGATCGCGGTGAATACCAGGGTTGCCATGGGAGATCCTCAGCAGGTCGGCGCGAGGCGCCAGTGATGGACAAGCGCGCCGGCGGGAAGGGCTGGCTGTTCGGTCACGCGCCGCAGTCCGGCATGGGCATGAATCCAGCTCCCGCCATGTCCGGCGATCGCGAGGTGAAATTGCGCCGGCCCCGGAGCGAGCATCACCACATCGCCCGGCTCGAACGGCCCCGATGCGGCAGTAAAACCCAGGGCTTCCGGGGCAGGCATCCAGCCTTCCAGACGGCGCAGCCGCAAAGGATAGCCACTGGGCAGACCGGCCGTCCGGCCTATTCTGGTCAGCGCGGCGTCCAGCAGGCCGATGCAGTCAAGCCCGGTCTCGGGGTGGCGGCCATGGAGGCGAAAGGGGCAGCCTACCAGGTCTTGCGCCGCCGCAGCCAGTTGGCGCGCGGCGATCATTGTACCGGGCTGGGGTAGCGGGTGACCAGGTCATTGCCGGGAAGGTAAGGCTCTCCCTGGAAATTGTGGGCATTGGCAAAGCGATCGGCACAGGTGGCGAGCGTGCGGTCGCAGCCTTCACGAAGCAGCACCAGGCTGCCTGCGGGGGGCGAGACGTCCACGGGCCGGTCGAGCACCAGGGCTCCGGCCGAGGTGGCGGCCACGCCCATCGTCAATCCCGCCAGTGGGCCATCGAGCCAGCGCAGGCTTCCGCCAAGGCAGGCGTCCGCGGAAACCGGCGCGGCAAGGCTGGCGGCATTGGCCTGTACGTCGAAGGACGTCAGCTGCGACAGATGCGTGAAGCGAGCGGGCGAAAGTGTGCAGCCAGACCCGCAGAACGCGGCCCGGCAGCAAGGGCTGGTGCGCGGAACGGGATCGCGCGCCAATTCGGCCTTGCGCGATTGCAGACTAGCCGTGAACGCCCCCTCCTCTTCCTCCACGGTGCCGATTGTCCCGCGATACAGCACGGTTCGTTCCAGCGTTTCCCAATCCACGACGCCGATCCGCACATGGGCCCTGTCATAGCGGCCCAGGGCAAGGTCACCGGCCGTGATCGAATCATGGCTGAGCGCGCCTTGCACTTCGGCGCTCTCGGGTTCGAAATCGGCCGACCGGCGGATGGCCGATGGCACCATGCCCGGAGCTGCCCGGTGCAGTATGCCATCGAACCACAGATCGCGATCGTGGGTCGTCAGTCCCAGGGCAACGCCGTCGCCGCGCGTCACGCGCCAAAATGTGGCCACGGTTTCCAGCGGGTCGCTGAACCACACCCGGCTCATGCGCCGGCCTCGCGAAGCTCGATCAGGGGCACGCTGGGGGCTTCGCCAGTGGCGAAAGTGACGCCGGATAGTTCCAGCTTGTCCTCGGCGAAGCGCACCGGGACGTCGAACACGAATCCGCCGCGGATTGCCTTCCCGCTGGCCGGGGGCAGGGCAAAGCGGAGAATCCCGCCTGCGTCCAGAGTCCATCCATCGGTCAACTCCTCGCCATCGATGCTGACCCTGATGCTGGTGGGGTCTGGTCGGGTTATCCGGCGCACCTGTTCGGCAATGCCACCGCCATATCGTTTGATCAGCGGGAAACTTGCCTGAATACCGTCACCGGTTCCAAGCATCTGGTCATGGGGCGTCGGCATGCCGATCATGCCATTCGAACTGTGATCCGAGGGGTCGCGCAGACGAAAGCCCCGCGCCGCGCCGCGCCGCGCCCGGAAGAAGGCGAGCAGCATACCCAGGTCCGTCTCGGATCGGATTCCCGGTCCGACGTCAAAGTGCAGGCGGGCATCCGACCAGAGGCTGTTGCGCCGTTCATGGCCCGAGGCGGTTACCGCGATGCTGGTCGAGAATTCGGGAGCGACCAGGGCGTCAAGTCCCAGGGGCAGCGGATAGGCAAGATCATCAAAGGGCAACATGGCGTCCTCCTCGGGGAAAGGGGGCAAGCGGACGTAACCGTCGCGGCAAACCTGTGGCAGCGCCCAGACGAAGCGCTCGTTCACGCCCCGCCGCGCCGCTTCGTCGAGGCCGCTATCGATCGGGCGCCACAGGTCCGTTTGCCCTGCGGACGGCACGAAGCCCGCAAGATAGTCGGTCTGGGCAGCCGGATAGCCAAGCCGCTGGGCAATCGCGTCATAGGCGGCGACGCGAAAGGCATCGGCACCCACCGTCAACCAGTCGTAATCCTCGATCTGCAGGCGGTCATAGCTCGGTGCGGCCCAGCTGGCCGGCAGGTTGGCCCGGCGCAGTTCGGGGCGAGCCGGATCGAGGATGCCGGGCAGAAAGGCCAGCAGCATGACTTCCGCCGTGCCGGGCGCGGCGCTGTCGCGCACCGTCTGCCGCAGGGCTGCGGTCGATGCGCCCAGCGCCGCGCCGGCCTGATCGAGCAGCGCCTTTTCCTCTGGCGTCAGGCTGGCAGAGACATTCGCGATCCTGACCGGGCTGCCACCGAAAACCGTTCTGGCTGCGGCGTCGTAAAGGCATGGCTGTCCATCAGGCATGATCCACCACCAGGGTTCGCCGATCTGGAACCGGACTGGCGTCCCCGCGTCGCGCATCAGGCCGACGAAGCTGGCGGCAACGCTCTGCAGCCAGGCCATGGCGGCCGGATTGGCGGGCGAGAGCAAGGCGGACGGCGGATCCCATCCGGTTCGCCCCGGCGCGCCATCGAAATCGCGCTGTTGCCAGGCATCGGGGCAATACTGTGCCAGCAATTCATAGGACAGCGATGCGATCGGGGCGAAACCGGCCTCCTTGGCCGCCGCAAAGAAGGCCCGGTGCCAGGCCCTTGCCGGAGTACACAAGGGGGCGCCGCCCTCCGCCACGGCAAAGCCTCCCGCGTGCGCGGTCAGGCGCATGAAGTGGCTCATCCCGACATAGTGGAGCAGGCTGCCACGATAGCCCAGCTGCAGCGCGCCGCGGATCAGGCGTTCCGGTGTCTGGTTGGCCGCGTCGTCATAGGCCGTAGCCATGGCCAGACCGTGGGGTGGAACGATCGCATCACCGATTTCCAGCATGGCCCCGCGCCCTTCGCAGCGGATTACGCTCATTTCGGCCCAGCCCTCCGCCGGGCTGTCCAGCGGGGCCGTGCTGGCGCTCTCGTAACCGGGCGGGACCAGCGAAATGAACATTCGGTCGATGTCCGCCGGATGGACCGGATCGGCCTCGGCGGGCAGGACATAGCCGCCCTTGAGCTGCGAGAAGGGCAGGGTGATCGCGGCGTCGGTAGGGCCGCCCTGGGCATAGTTCCACAGCCGGACGTACCAGGTGCGCGGCGATCCGCCCGCATCGCGCCCCTCGATCGTCAAGGTCGGCCCATTGGGCGCGTCGAGGCCGATCACCCCGCCCGAGCGCCAACGGAAGCGCAAGGTGGTGTTCGTGTAATCGCGGCTGGTCGCATAGGCGAGCAGCGGGTGATCGAGACTGTCGACGCTGTCCCAGATGATCCCGGCCAGGTCGCCCCGGCGCAGGAATGCCACATCGATGCGCAGGGCGTCGGGCGCGGCAAGGGTCAGGGCCGCCATCATCGGGCGCGGAAAGTTCACGGTCCAGAAACGCGGGTCAAAGCGCTGGATCCAGTCGCTGTCTTGCCCGTCGCGCTGGGCGGCAAGCCAAAAGGCCATGGATAGTTCCCTTTGAATGCAGGCGGCGAAATCAAAAGTCGGACAGGGCGCGGCGCACGGCGCTGGCGACCTGTCGGCTTGAGCGTTGCAGCGCCTGCGGGGCGTTGGCCCCCTGCGGCGCTGCGATGGTGATCGAAACCTTCACGTCCCGTCCTGGTCCCCCTGCCGCGCCGGTTTCGATCCGCCCGGCGCTGGTTGGAACGAACAGTTCGGGTCCGCGCTCGCCCACGACATAGCCGCGCCCCGGGGCGACCGGGCCGCCGGTGGCGCGCCCCGGCAGGCCGAAGATCGAACCGATCAGCCCGCCGAGGTTGAGCAGCCCACCCAGCCCGCCGCCTCCCCCGCCTCCCCCCCCGCCGCCGAGCGAGCCGAACAGCGAGTTGAGTGCTTGCCCCGCAATCGAATCGAGCACGTTGAAGGCAATCCGGCGCAGGTCTTCGAAGCCCAGGCTGCCGCGCCGGATCGCGCTGAGCAGGCCGCGCTCGAGCACGTCACCCGCACGGGAAAAGCCATCGACCAGGGTGCCGTCGAAACTGCCGCGCATGGCGGCAATATCGGATTCGAAGCCCTGGGTGTTGGCGCGCACGTCGATCAGCAGGCTGTCGACGCTGTCAGTCCCGGAATTCGGCATGGTCGCGCTCCATCAGGCGGTTGAGGTCGGTTCGGGTCAGTGCTCCGCCCTGCGGGTCGGGCGGCATGAGGGCGGCGAACAGTTCGGCCGGAGTGGCTAGCCAGAATTCGTCCGGACGCCAGCCCAGCAGCTGCGCCGCCACGGCGCAGAGCCGCAGGGAGCCGGGGCCAAAGCGGTCGCCGCTCACGGCGGGGGCGAGGCGGCGGCGGACCCTTGAAGGATCTGGCCGAGCAGGACCCGCAGCGGGCGGCTGGCGGCGGCCAGTCCCAGCGTCATCACCGCATCGCCCACCGCTTCGCGGCTCACGCCGTCGCGCGCGGCCAGACAATGCCAGAACAGCGCGGCCATTTCGGCCAGACGCAGCTGCCCCGCCCCGGCGCGTTCGACCAATGCGAACAGCGGGCCGAGTTCTTCCTCGGCAGCGACCAGCGCGGCAAAGCCGGGGCGGAGCAGGCGCGGCGTTCCGGCCACGACCAGCGTGGCTTCGCCGCGATAGGGGTTGGCGGAGCAATCGCTCATGCGCTGACCACCGCGCCCGAGCTTTCCAGGCTCAGCGTGTAATTGCGCTCGCCGTTGAAATCGCCCGAATAGTCCAGCTTCTGGACCAGAAACTTGCCGCGCAGCTTTTCGCCGTCTTCAAAGCTCAACTCGTAATCGTCGAGCGTGCCGCTGAGGGCATTGGCGCGTACCCGCGCTTCGGCGGCGCTGCCCAGAAAGATCCCGGCGGCGCTGACCGACACGGTCCGCACCCCCGCGCCCGACAGCAGATCGCGCCACCCGGCGCTGTCCTTGCTGGTGATGACCACGGCATCGCCGGTGATCGACATCTGGGTGGTGCGCAGGCCTGCCACCGTCTGGTACGTGGCGGGGCTGTCCCCGTTCGAGATCTTGAGCAGGAAGGCGCTGCCTTTCTGGGCCGACATGGCTGTTCTCCTTGGTTGGCTGCGAGGTTCGCGATCAGGCCGAAAGGACCCGGAAGCGGTATTCGATCAGGATCGCGCGGGTATTCGCCGCGCGCTGTTCGGCGCGGGCCCGCAGGAAGGTGGCGGTCACCACCTGAAAGCCCGCCTGATCGACAGGCAGGCTGGCGATCCGGCTTTCGATTCCGGCGGTCAGCGCGGCGGCGCTGGCTGCCTGGTCGCCCCGGCAGTGAAGCTCGAAGGCCACACGCACTTCGCGGCCCGGCCGATCCTTGGCCGACCAGTCGATGCTGGCACTCGCGGCGATTGCCAGCCAGGGCAGGGCGGTGCGGGTGGGGGCTTCCTCGACCACGGCGTTGAGCTGGGCCGACAGCGTCGGGTCGGTCGCCAGCCAGGCGACCAGAGCGGCGCGCAGGGGCACTTCCATCGCCTTCATCCTTTCGTGAACAGGGGCCACAGCAGCGTCGGCTTGCGCCAGCGGCGGGCGGGATCGGTGCGGGCGAGGCGGCTATCCTCGGCCTTGGTCAGGGCGACCAATCGGGCCCGGCGAACCAACCCGGCAAAGGCCGAGGCGGCGTTGCTGGTGGCGATCATACCAGCCGCATCTGACGCCAGGGCCGCCACAACGCGGCGACGGCGGCGGGCGGGGATGCGGACGCCGCTCCATCGCTTTCGCGGGCGCGATACTGGTGTGCGGCGAGGCGGATAACACCGTGACGCAGCGTATCGGGCAGGGCCGACCAATCGGCGGCCAGTCCGGCGGCAAAGCGCACCGCAATCCGCCCGGCAGAGCCCGGATTGAGCACCCGCACCCGCCCCGCGCCATCGGCATCGAGATCGAGCGCATAGTCGGCAACCGGCAGGGCGAAACGTGCGCCGTCCGCCGGAATACCTTCAACCGCGGTGATGGCCTGGACTGGGCGAACCTGCAGCGCGGTCCAGTCCGCGCGAACGGGCAGCACGGCCTCGCAGATTTGCTGCAGCGGCATGGTGCCGGTGAACTGCTCGCACTGCTCCAGCCCGGCACGCAGAAGTGCGGTCAACTGGGCATCGTCGAGCGGGGTGGTGATGCCGAGCCAGTCCTTGAGTTCGGCCAGAGCACCCGGCGAAAGCGTGGCCGGGGTGACGATTGCCCGCTTCATGGCGGCCTCCGTGTTTGGGTCGGAAAAAAGGGGGGCGCCCGCGCCGGGGGAGGGCGGCGCGGGCGCGGGTTCCGGCGGGGGAAGGGCCGGAACGATCAGGATCAGGTCGAGATCTTGAGCAGCTTGATCGCGTCGCTATCCAGCACCTGCCCGCCGATCCGCTTGGTGGCATAGAAGTTGACGAAGGGCTTGTTGGTATAGGGATCGCGCAGGATCGAGGTCGCCCGGCGCTCTGCGATCAGGTAGCCGTTCCTGAAGTTGCCGAAGGCGATCGGGAATGCGCCAGCGCCAACATCCGGCATATCCTCGGCCTCGATCACCGGATAGCCCAGCAGGCGGGCCGGCTGGCCTTCCATCACACCCGGTTGCCACAGGAAGGTGCCGTCGGCGGCCTTGAACTTGCGGACCGAGGCCAGGGTCTTGGAATTCATCACGAAGACCGCGCCCTGGCGGTGTCCGGCGCGCAGGGCGTGGACCAGATCGATCAGTTTCAGTTCGGGCGCGGTGTCGAAGCCGGTGGCGTTGCCGCTCGCCAGGAACTGCAGTGTGCCGAATGGGCGCGCGGCATCGGCGGTGGCGGCGGTCGGCGCGGCGAGAAAGCCCTTGGGCTGGTTGGTGCCGGTACCATTGACGAAGGCCGCCCCTTCGGCGCGGGCAAATTCGGTGGCGATTTCACCGGCCAGCCAGTCTTCCAGGTTGAAGGCCGTATCGTCGAGCATCGCCTGGCTGGCGGCGGGGTTGGCATAAAGGTCGCCCATCGGCGGGGCGATTTCGTTGAACTTGGCGGTTGCCGTTTCAGGCCGCGCGCCGGTTTCGCTGACCCAGCCCGATGCGGTGGCGCCCGTGGTCACCAGCTTGCGATAGCCTGCCGTGCCGATCTGCACGACCTGGGCGATGGCGCGGATCGGGCTGATGGTCTTGAGCTGGGCGGCGATCAGCGCGTCGATTTCCCGCGGGACAGCATAGCCGCCATCGCCCGCAGCGGCGGCGTTGATCGACTTCAGCTCGGCCTCGCGGCCCTGGCGCAGATAGCCATCGACAAAGCCCTTCAGTTCAACGCTGGGCATGGCGCCGCCGGCGATCACCGGACGGGCGGCGCGGCTGACCTTGTCGAGGCGGGACTTCACCTCGTCGACGTCGCTGCGCAGCGCACCCAGCGCGGCATCGGCGGCATCCTGGCGGGCGACGATATCGAACGAGGCATCGAGCGGTTCGATCGGTTCGGGAGTATCCATGGGGCATTCACCTTTCACGAAAAAGGCCGCCCCATCAGGCGGCCGCGGGGAGAGAGGAAAAAGGGGGAAGCGGTGCTCAGCCGAGCAGGTGAATCCGCGCGCCGTGTTGCATCGGATGGGTGACCAGGCTGACTTCGAACAGGTCGATCTCGGTCAGGTCGCGGCCTTCGGCGCTGCGGGTGAAGGTCCGGGCGCGGTAGCCGAACGAAAGGCCGGTCACCGTCCCGCGCTTCAGCGCCACTGCCGCCCCTCCGGTGGGGTTGTCGATGCTGGCCACCACGCGCAGCCCGCGCGCATCCTCCGCCACGCTTTCGATCCAGCCGATCCGCTGGTCGGGGCGGTGCTGCCAGTAAAGCGGCAGCGGCAGGGTGCGTTCGGCCAGGGTGCGGGCGAAAGCGCCGGGGTGGATCGTGTCGCGCCCGGCGTCGCGGCGACCGAACAGCGCGGCATAGCCGGCAAAGCGCAGCGCGCTTTCTCCGCCCCGAACCTGATCCGGGGTCACTTCAGCAGCCCCGTCGCGCCGGTGCGCCAGGCAATGCCGACCAGCAACAGCGCCAGCGCCCCGCGCACCACCCAGGCGACCGCGGCCCGCCAGGCGCTGGCCTTGGCATCGCGCCAGGCCTGCAGCAGCTGGCGCAGTTCGGACAGATCGCCATGGGCTTCGGGGTCGTCCAGCCCCATCCGGGCCAGGGTTCGTTCGGCGCCCAGCTCGCTGGCCTCCTCAACGATCGCGCGCAGTGTCACCAGATCGCCCCCGTCATCGACCGCCTGGGCGATCAGGCGGGCAACCATCTCGTCGTGGTTCATGATTTGTTCCCTTCATTGGCTTCGGGCAGGCCCAGCAGGCGGCGCTTTTCCGTCGCATCGAGGAAGTCCGCGCCGCCAACCTGCTTCCACAGCATCTCGCGGTCTTCGGCGAGGGCCGGCACCTGATCCAGATCGATGGCCAGGCCGGCTTCCGGGAACCAGGTCTCCAGTCCCTCGGCCAGGGCGCTCAGCAGCTTGCTGGCCAGCGGCAGCAGGGTCAGCCGCCACAGCGCGCGGTTGGCCTCGCGGTAATTGGCATAGGTGGCGTCCCCCGGCAGGCCGAGCAGCATCGGCGGCACGCCAAAGGCCAGGGCGATGTCGCGCGCGGCGGCGGCCTTCAGCTCGGCAAAGTCCATGTCGGCGGGGGTCAGGCTTAGCGCCTGCCATTTCAGCCCGCCTTCCAGCAGCATTGGCCGCCCGGCATTGCCCGCCCCCGAAAAGGCAGAGGCCAGCTCGGCCTTGAGCCGGTCGAACTGGTCGGCGCTGAGGCCGCCCGCGTCCCCCGGATCATAGACCAGCGCGCCGGAGGGCCGGGCGGCGTTTTCCAGCAGGGTGCGGTTCCATTCGGCTGCGGCGTTGTGCGTGGCGATCGCCCGGTCGGCGGCGGCCAGGCAGCCCGCGCCGTAATGATCGTCGGCAGGGTGGAACGAGCGGACGTGAATCAGGTTGGGGCTGGCGTCCTGATCCAGCACCGGCACGCTCAGCGTGGTTTCACCGACCTTGTAGGCATAGGCGGCCGGCCAGCCATCGGCCCCGGCGATCACGCTGACCCGTTCGGGCCGCAGGGCGTAAAGCTCCATCGGGCGGCCTTCGGCATCTTTCATCACCTGGACATAGGCATTGCCGTGCAGCAGCAGCTGGCTGGCCAGCGTTTCCAGCAGCGATTGCCCCGCGCTGGTCGCCCCGACCAGCCGCAGCAGCGCCGGATCGGCCGCGCTCAGCGGCGCCCCGCCGATCCCCTCGGCCACCAGCCGCACCGCGCGCTGGGCCACCGGATTGTCCAGATAGGCCCGCCGCACCGCCCCGCCATATTCGAACGGCGCCCGCGCCGATCCCTCGGCAAAGAACCACGGAGACACAAAACTGCGCGCCAGCGGCACGCGCGAAGACGCCCCGCCCTTGAAGGCGGAGGCAATTGAACCGAGAAAAGACATGCGACTGGTCCCTTGCAATTGCTACATACGAGAGCGATTCAGAGGAGCTGATTGATCGACGGTCAGCTGAAAATGGCAAGAGGCGGCTACCATGCAGAAATGGCTCGGGCTTTTGCGTGGCGTGCTTCTGGCTGTTGCGGCGGTAAGCTTAGTGACCTGCACCTATCCGCAACGGCACCTGACTTCCGCGCAAGTTGCGTCTTGCCGGGCCGAAGGCGGTTTCGAAAGCCGGTCCGCTTTCGGCCACCCAATTTGCCAGATAGGCTTTGTCGATGCTGGCAAGATCTGCCGCAGTAAATCCGATTGCAACGGACGCTGCCTTGTCAGCATGGACGGCGCAGGCCCCTGGCCGAAGTCCGGTGATTTTGTCGCCGGAACCTGTGAAAGCCATCGTTACACTCCCGGATGCTTCGCGACGGTCGAGGGCGGAAAACTTCAGGATGATACCGTCTGTGAAGAATAAGGGGTGCGACTAGTCATCCTATCCGCACTCTCGGCACACCATTCCGCCTCAGCACCAACTGCGTCAGCCCCCACACGCAGGCATCGGCGCGGTCGGGTGAGCGGCCCGGGCCTTCATAGCTTCCGCCCGCCAGCAGGCCGCAGAGCTGGTCTTCCAGCGCGGGGAATTGCCCCGCGTGGCGCACCCGGCCCGCTTCGTAGAGCGCGGCGACGGGTTCGGCGCGGGCGGCCTTGCCCTTGCTCGCGTGGACCAGCTTGAGCGGCAGGGCAACCTCGGCGGCGCGCAGTACGGAGGCGACCATGGCGCCGCCCTGGTTGGCTTCGGCCACCACCCGGTCGGCCTGCCAGGCATCGGCGGCTCTGGCCGCGGCGCGGGCCCACTTTTCGGGGCTGGCCTTTTCCACGCTGCAATCGGCCAGGACCCGGGCGATCCCGTCTTCACCCAGGGCGCAGACCACGATCCCGCAGGCGTCCCCCTGGGCCGAGGCCGGGGGATCGACCGCGACCACGGTGCGCACCGCCGGGCTGGAAGGCGCGCCTTCGCGGCACGTCTCGAGCAGGGCGCGGGTCCACAGCGCGCCCTCGATGTCGGCGATCAGCTCGCCCTCCAGTTCCTGACGGCCCAGCAGCGACGTGCCATACTGGCGGCGCATCGCGCTGAGGAATCGCGCGGGCAGGTTGTCGGCATTGTCCTGGCTTCGCCCGCGCGCGATCTGTGCATCCTCTTCGGCCAGCAGGCGGTGCAGCAGCGGCACGCTGCGCGGCGTGGTGGTGGCCAGCACTTGCGGGCATTCGCCCAGGCGCAGGCCCATCTGCAGGTTGTCCCAGGCGCGCAGGGCGCGGTCGTTGGCGCTGTCCCACTTGGCGATTTCATCGCACCAGGCGTGGCTGTGCTGCGGCCCGCGCAGCGAATCCGGCTCGCCCGCGGAATAAAGCGCGGCCTGGGCGCCGTTGGGCCAGGTGAGCCGCCGCAGGCTCGGCTCGAACTGGGGTATCCGGCCCGGTGGTGCGATGCCGAGCAGGCCGCTTTCGCCCTCGATCATCACCGCCCGGCCCTCGACCAGCGAGGCGGCGACCAGAGCGATGCGCGCCTCGGGCACGGTTTCCGCGACCCGGCGGACCCATTCGGCCCCGGCCCGCGTCTTGCCAAAGCCGCGCCCGGCCAGGATCAGCCACAGCCGCCAGTCCGGCTGCCGAGGCGGCAATTGCGCGTCGCGCGCCCAGGCCGGCCAGTGGTGGCGGATTTCGCGCTTCTCCTCGTCGCTCAGCCGGCGCAAGGCGGCGATCCGCTGCGGCGTTTCCATCGCCAGCAGCGTGTCGACCATCGGGTTGCGCTTCATGGCTGGCTGTCGTCGGCGGGGTCGGTCGGCGCGGGCAGGGCGGCGCGGCGTTCGCGGATTTTCTCCAGTTTGGCGTTGATCGCCTGGACGATTGCCTCGCTATCCTCATTGTCGCGGATTGCGCGCTGGCGCGAAACGCTGTCCTTGTGGGCCAGCAGCAGGCGAAAGGCGATGCCGTTGTCGAAACTGCGCACCCCGCGCCTGGCGCCGCTGGCGGGTTTGACCTCGCCAATCCGCAGCCGGTGAAGCAGTTCCATTTCGAGATGCTCGTAACCCTCGCACAGTGCGCGCTGCCAGGCGCGGTTGAATTCCGGCCGGGTGCGGCGTGCTTCGTAGACGGTGCTGGTCACCACTTTGGCCTTGGTGGCAGAGGCGGTGACGTTGGATGTGCGGGCGAGTTCGGCAAGGAACACCCTGGACCATTCCTTGAAACTGGGCGCGGCACTGCCGCGCGCCGTGTTCGAAGCGCTTTTCGCCAT